GGAGCCATATCGTCTGGCAGCCTATCAAGAAATGTTCGGCCAGTTTTTTCTGGTGCAGGGTATTTACTAATTAAAATATCTGGGTCAATAGGATTACCGTCAGAATGATCAAATATAAAGTTGTAAGCACCAGCATATTTTCCAGGGATGTAATACATTCGAGACAAGTCCTTAGTTTGTTTGTCTCCGAGCTCGCCAAGTTCAGTTTGGAGAGCATACCAGAAAGCTTTGATTCGTTCAGCCCGTACTGTTTTGCTAAGAGGGAAGACAAGACGAAACTTTGGCGAATTAATTGTACTACTAGCAGTACTATAACAAATCCAGCGATAGCTACCAAAACGTTTAACAAGTTCATCTTTCAGATCTCCTTCAAATACATAATCATCTACATCGACCGCACACCAACCACCCCATTGTACGACGTTGGCGTTTGCACGTGTTGTGTCAGGTTTATATGTAGCCGGTGACATAAGCTCAGCATCTTTTTTGCTTTTCCTTGGTACACTTGCCAGATCATATAATACACGTTGAAGCGCGTCGAAGTCTGATAGATCGACACGCCTATTTGTTTTGTTGTCATAAATGCCTTTAAAAAGCGTAAGGGAAATCCCCGTGGTTTCCTTCATGGCTTGGTCCTTTCCACCCTTCTGGCTTGATAAGGTCTGGTAGTCCAAGTGGGTTAGGTCTTGACTCTTTAACACCTGGTTGTTTTGCCATGTTTGCATTATGTATTTCCTTCCAAGCTTTATGCGCATCAACATTAAATGCGTCGAGCGTACCAATAGCAACAACGCATAGATCAATTAGTCCATCAACAATTTCTTCACTATCTTTATTTTCAAAAGCCTTCATAGTTTCGCTTAACTCTTCTTGCAAGAACTGAAGACGAAATTCTAAAAACTTATTTAGCTTTTCAGTTTCACCTTGATTATCGTACATCCACATATGTACACCAAATTTTTCGTGCATTTGGTAGATATCATTTACCCAGTCACCCATTACTCTTAAATCCCATGTTACATCTCCGTCGTATCCATTTTGGTTTGGGGCTTTGCGGAAATCATTATTATGTTTTTCATTCATAGTGTATTATACTCCATTTTTACTTATTTGTAAATCCCCTATGCAAAGAAAGCATCAAGTGTTGCCTGTTCTTCTGCTGACCAGCCAACCGCATCTAAAATAAACGTAAGTGGTTCGATAAAGGTTTTTTCGAACTGCTTCTCATAATCAACGTAGCTATGTAGATTCATTTCTCTTGGTAGGTTGTTTGGAAATGCCACTACGTTTTCCCGAACTTGGTTTGGCAACCGAAGATAGGCAAATTTAATCTTGTCGCCATTGCGGATTAGTTCGTATTGGTTTGTTAGTTTCTTTTTTCGAACAAAGTTGTTGTACACCAGAGAGCCACGTACGTGGATTGGACAGCCTTTCTTGTATAGCATTTTATTATCTATCCACGATGTAATATCTGTTACACCACGTGGGAATGCTACTGATTCTGGGTCAAGTTGTTTAAATTCGTTTTTAAAATCTAGAATAAACTCTTGGGTTGCTTTTTCATTACCAGAAATAATAATCTTAAAAATTTCTTTGAACCGATCTCGTACAACTTCCGGGGTTGAGGACTTGATAGCTTCGATGCCCATAATCTTAAGTTTGGGTTCTGCATATTGTACACCTTCAGAGTTGTGCACATTCAGTAGATATCTTTTCTTGGCTAACCAAATACCACGATCAGCAATTACCTCCCGACCCATTTCCATACGATTTTCATAGCAGTTCATATCGTCATAAAGGTTTTGCATTGACTGAACAAACACTTTGTTGAAATGGTTTTCGCATGCTTCATCAAGGAACTTAACCGGATCTTTTGGTTTAAACTTATCAACGAATGGCTTAAAGTTAACGTAGACAGAATCTGTATCGATTGCAATTACATAATCTGTATCTGTTTCAAGAAGCCGATTTAGTTCGTTGTTAATTGTTTTCTCGCACCACTTAATAACATGTTGGCCGGTCAATGTAATTCCTTCTGCAATACGTAGGTCAAAGTATCGATACCATTTGTTGCCAATTGCACCAAACAAAGAGTTCATTAGAATCTTAATTGCCCACTGCTTGTTCTGGTACGTAGCAATTTCACGTTCAAGTTCGCGTGTCTTTTCTTTCTGGTATTTAGACTGTGCAGCAAGCATTTGTTTCTTAACTACACTACGTTCTTCGTAGTAGTTCTTAACAAGTGTTGGGAATACACCTTCAAAGGAATTATCAAAGAGTACACCATTAGCTGCGCGTGATACATTGTTGCCAGATTCGACCAATGTTTCTGGTGACATATTCCACTGTGCAATAATGTTTGGGTAAAGTGAATTAAGATCAAAGCTAACTACCCATTCGTATAAACCGGGATCTACTTCTTTAACATAACCACCGGCAAACTTTGTATCTGCTGCTTCACGTTCTGCACGGTTACGAATAGGTGGGATAACAATCTGTCGCTTGGTTAGTTCACGATAAACAATTGAATCCCAGATCGATGTGGTACCAAAGATATCTGTAAAGTTAACACCAGCTTTATATGCCAGGGTACAAGCAAGACCAATGAGATCAAGCTTATCGTCCATCTTCTGTACCAATTCAACATCTTTAATATTGTAGTCAATATAGAGCTGAAAGTTTTCTTTGTACAGGTTCCGCAGGTTACCGTACTCTTCGTAGGATAATTTCTTCTCACCAAGTACTACGTTTGCAATATGGTCCAGTCGGTAGGATTCTTGTGCACCATAGCTGTATGCAAATTTCTGGAAGAGGTCAAAGTAGTCTAATTGGTTAATGCCTTGGATCTGGTACGAATCCATATTTTTATTTTTAAAATTAATTTTCTGTTGACGTAGATAATTCCATGGAGAGAACTGACGTGCAACACTTTCATTCATAATACGTGTAACGCGGTTAAGGATATATGGTAGGTCGAAGAACCGAATGTTCCAACCGGTTAGGATATCTGGATAGTCGTTCTTCCACCAACGCAAGAATCTTTGTAGCAAATCTAATTCGTCTTCGCACCGGTGGTACTTAATACGGAGGTGCTTGTGCATCGAATCTGAAACAGAATAATTGTTTACACCCCACACATGGTACACAGGAGAACGTGACGACTTAGCGGTAATTGCTGTAATCGGGTGACGTGCCTCGTCGGCATTTGGAAAGCCATCATCTGAATAGACTTCGATATCCAGATTAACAACGTTCATCATATCTTTATTGAATTTAATTTCGTTTGGAAATTTATCCTGTAGGAATTGTAATACTACACGATCACACCCATAGTACTGAAAGCCCGATGCGTTTTCGTAGCTTTTAACAAACTCATTCATTTCGTGGCGGTTGTCGAACTCGATTGGTGCCACATCTTTGTTGTCCATCGTCTTCCAGCCGGTTGGCTTTGGTGATGGTAGAAAGAGCTTAGGTTGAAACGGAATACGATGCTCGACACGTTTGCCGGCGTCGTTGTAGCCTCTGTAAAGTATTTTGCTACCGTAGTGATCTACGGAAATATAGAAAGACATATAACCTCCAATAATATAAAGCTATTATACCACAGTCGGGAGGGAATGTAAACTATTAAATCATCTCCAATGCAGATTCTGTTGTTTCTTCAACTCTGCGTGTCCAGCCTCTTCCGAAGGTTTCAAATGTTTTTAGTTTTTCATAATAAGATTGTCTTTCGGCTTGGTAGTTTTTAATTGCTGATTCGACACCTTCTGAATCTACGTAATTAGCCAGGGCTCTTAGTGTGTTCGGCCCAATACCACCATCTGCAACAGTACCAATTAGATTTTGTAAGTACTTTGCAGCGCGGCCAGTACCAGCATTAACACCAAAATCAAATACGCATAGGTCAAGGCCAGAGGGAAGGTCATCTGCTTTAATTCTATCCCAGTAATTTTTTCTGTAGATAGGCGCAACATCTTCTTCGGTTAGATTTTGCATTGTATGTTCTGATACTGAATAACCAACCCAATCTTCATAAACTCTTTTGGTTACTCCTAAATTTGTCATACCCCCAGGATCTTTTGGATGGTTAACATATCCACCTTCATGATGTAAGATCATAGCTAAACATTTTTGGTAATTTCCTGCTGCCATTTTTATCTCCAAATTTCTTCTTTTTGGCCTTCCATATAACAATTATGGGTAGGACGATTTCCCATCTGTTTTACCCAATCAAGTTCTTGTATCAAACGGTTATACCAGTTCTGGTCATGTTCATCATGTGCACGCGCCATATCTTCTTTTAACTGTTCAATACGTGTAGTAATATATTTATCCTGTCTACTGGTGAGGACTTCTTCGACCATTTTTTGTAATCTTCTCATATTACCTCCAGATTAAAAGGAGCAGTTTCCTGCTCCTCTTTATATATGTTAATTTAACCACTCAGCTTCTTCTGATGTATAAGGCCACATTAGAGTTCTCCTAAAAGAGCTTTTAGTTTCTTTTTGGATTTACCCAATGCTTTTGCTTTTGAAATTGCATCTTTATTTGAAGTGTCACCACCTACTACGACTAGGCCAATCATGCCCATGCCTTTATGTGGTGTACACAAATAATAATAGATACCTGGAACTTCGAACGTTACTGATACTTCTTTACCATTCTTGGACTTCTTCGGAAGTGCAGCTCCATCAGGACCAGCGATAAATTCAACGTTGTGTCCTTTTGATGCTGGTAACCAAGTAATAGTATCACCTACTTCTACTTTGGCCAATTCGTTTGAATAAACCATTTTGTTACCATCTGCATCTTTATTCAACATGTCGATGCTAAGATCTGCAGCGTATACAGATGTGGCAAATAGACTCGTTGATGCAATAGTAAGTAGTGTTTTAAAGAAATTCATAATGTTCTCCAGTTTTTCATAGAATTATACAATTGTGTTTCTGTTTGATAGTATTTTAGGAAATAATTAAGCATCTTGGAAGTACTCCTTAGCTCTCGTATTCAAAGAATATAGAGCTTCATGGTAGTTTTTGTACTCACCGCTTTCGACCAAATGCTTAGCAACTTCTACATTTGCAGACATTTGTCTAGCGAGTAAGAAACTTCTTCCAAAGCCTTTTAAATTTTCCCAGATAGCTTCAAGCAGACTCGTTGAGTAGTTCAGCACTAGTTGTGTCATTTTTGATACCTCGCAAATTGTTATTGATTTTAATTTTACGAGGACGCTTCTCATCTGGAATAATTCGCTCCAAAGCAATTGTAAGCAAACCATCCTCGAGCGTAGCTCCAGTGACTTCTACAAATTCGGAGAGTCTAAATGACCTCTCGAATTTACGACCGCTGATACCTTTGTGCACATATAGATCTTGTTTACGCCTTTGCTCTCTGTTACCCTTAATAGTAAGAATACCATCGTGCATGTGTATGTCTATATCTTCTTCTTTAAATCCAACCACAGCAAGTTCAATTAGATACTCATCGTCGTTATGTTTAACTACGTTATGTGGTGGGTAATGATCTTTCTGATGGGCCGAAGCCATTCTTTCTAGATCATTGAAAATGTGGTCGAAACCAACAAATGCTCCACGGGGGAACGTGAAAGTATTGCCTGTCATGTGAATCTCCTTTTACAAGCAAGATTTGTAGTGGACCCGAGACCTCGGCATCCTATACTATATATAATGGTTTACACTTTGAATGTAAACCCCTTACCATAATATTCCTGTTTCTTTTACCTTTGCTCTTTGTGAACAAAGATATTCAATATTTACGCTAATTCTCCAATCATCATCGTCTTGTGGTAATGGTCTATGTTCCATCCAATATGGAAATAGGTATAGTTGATTAATATCAGGGTGTATTACAATCTCTTGCCCACTAAACCTAAGATTTAAACCACCACCTTTTTTTGGAGGATCTATATAATAAACTGCATTAACCGTTGATGTCTTTACGTGTGTATGCCAAACACTTTTAAAATGTTTTTTGTTCTGAGCATAAATCCACGTTTTAATTTCACCAAGTTGGCTACTTACCAAGAATTTATCTTCAATTACTTTCAGAAATTTATTTTTAATTGTATTTGTATACACGGAATCATCGAAGAGAGTATTATATCCGGTTCCATTTGAATTCATTTCAAACTTGTCGCATATAAATTTTTTAATCATATCGCTTTTATATGCCTGATTAATTTGATCAACCTCGAAAGGTACAGACATAAAATAATTATTAAAAGTATTCACTACTTATTTCCAATGTTATACTTTGGACAAAGATCCCAATTATTTTTTTCTTTAAAAGGAATTATTTTAATTTGACGTAATGGCGCAAGAGGTTCTACTTTCCCTTTGCCTTCAATTGTAACTAATCCCCAGTCGCTCATCAATGTAGCAATCGTATTTCTACGTGCAATATCGTTTTCTTCTAAATTCGATTTCTTACCATCAAGCAAAAATAGCTCTTTGAAATGCACAATAAAATATCTACCCTGTTTGTGTAGGATATGGCATGATTGATATAGTTTATTGTCTTTTCGGGATGCTACGCCAATGCGTGTTAATGTTTCGCGAACTTTAAGGAAATCGTCTGGCTCGTTAAGAGTTACTTCCAGCATCGAGCTTGGGGTCCACTCTATTAAATTATTTTCTTCCACCTTTGTAAACCTTCTTCTTTAATTCATCAATATGTTTGGATGTGAGAAGGGACAAGGCTTGGTATGCTTTTTCATTATTATACCCATAATATTCCTTGACAACTTCCACGTCACTTACGGTTTCAGGTTTGTTCCATTTTGAAAACCGTTTTTTCTTTCTAATAATATTTATAAAAAAGTCAAATTGTAGACGGCTATCAAGATGGTGGTGTTGGTTCATTTCATTCGCAATTAACGCGGTATCGTTAAAATAGGAAAGGCTACGATTAACCATAAAAGCATTATACGCTTTTTCGGTAAGATCGTCAACCATAACATTTTGTTTCGTGTAGTTGATTGCATTTAAATACTCAAAGGGATTCATGATTCATATACTCGATTATGTGTGTCATTACAACGAACAAAGGTTGTACATTTACTTAATTGCTTTAATCCAGCTGCACCAACATAGGTACAAGTAGATCTCAGCCCACCAAGTATATCCTGTACAGTAGTATCTATACTGCCACGATAAGGAATCTTAACATTACGACCCTCCGATGTTCTATATTTTTTTAGTCCCCCAAAGTGTTTAATATTTGCTTTATCAGAACTCATTCCATAGAATTCTACAAATTGTTTTTTCTTTTTGGTGACGACTTTTCCACCGCCTTCATCGTGTCCAGCAAGCATGCCACCAAGCATAACGAAGTCAGCACCAGCCCCAAATGCCTTAGCGACATCTCCAGGTGTTGTACAACCGCCATCAGCGATAATATGCCCACCAAGACCATGAGCAGCGTCTGCACATTCAATAACCGCACTAAGTTGAGGATAACCAACTCCTGTTTGTATTCGGGTCGTACAAACTGACCCTGGTCCGATACCAACTTTAACAATATCCGCTCCATTTAAAATTAATTCCTGTGTTTGATCTGCTGTACATACGTTACCAGCAATAATTGTAATATCTTTATATGTCTGCCTAAACATTTTAACAAAGTCACAAAATCTTTTGGTATATCCATTTGCAACGTCAATACAGACATATTTGATTTGTGGTGCTTGTTCGTAAACCATTCGAAACTTTTCATGGTCTTTGTCAGTAATACCCATCGTATAAGCTGCATAATTTTGTCTACGAACTTGGTGTACTTCTAACCATTTCTCATCTACGTCAAAAAAGTCGACATATTCATTTACAGTGTATGACTTTATTAAACAGGTAAAAAGATTAAGTTTACCTAATGCATCAGCCATTTCAAATGTACCAACACCGTCCATATTTGCAGCCATAATTGGAATACCTTTATAGTTGTTTCTCATAAAATTATAGCTTCTTGTTAAATCTACATCTTTCCTAGATTCAAGTGTGGACCTTTTTGGCCGAAATAGAACATCACTATAGTCTAATTTAATATTTTCTTCAATTCTCATTATTCAAAACCATCCTAACTTTATTCCATTATGGGCAATAATAAAGAAGCAAGCAAGCAAGTGGGTAATTACCCATATTGTACGTAGGATTGCTGCAATGTCGCTTTCATAATCATCTCCTATCTTGCTGCCAATCGTCTTGGCCCATATCCTCCAAGCTTTATGCAAATTCAACATTGGCCATAATCTCTGTCATGCAAGCAACAACGTTTAATTCGTGATCTGCAACGAAAGCTTGTTTGTACTGATAGTCCGCAAGAATAAGAACAAGTTGGGGGATTGATCGTGGGTTTAATCTATCGTACATTTGATCGTAGATACCACGGAAAATAGCTGATGCGTCAGTATCAATGTTGTTAGTAACCCACTGACGCATTTTCTTAAAGTCTTTATCTTTTAGATAGGTAAAAAGTGAATCAAAGGATCCAGTATGATTAGTAGACCCAGTAGCCACAATGCCCACCATGCTTTGTCGCTGAAGCTCATTAAGTATACGCCTCCAATCAGGTGCGTGTTTCATGATTAAATTGACAACGGTTTGTTTGTCATAGTCTACGTTTTCTTGACGTAGAATATATTCTGCACGTGCCATAAATTGTTCGCACAGGGTAATCATATCTTTTTTAGAAGTATTGAATTCATATACACCGCACCTTGAATGTAATGGTTCGATAATTCTATTTTTAAAATTGCAGGTTAAAAGAAAACGACAGTTGTTACTAAACTCCTCAATGAACCCACGCAATGCAGGCTGAGTTGATTGTGGATTAAG